CGCCCAGAACGAGCCATCGGGCTGGTCGGCGGGCCACCGGTTTTCTTTTGGCCCAATCCAATTCGGCCCCCAGCTATTGAGCACCAGTACGCAATCGTCAGGCGACCCGTTCTTTCGGTGGCGCACTGAAATCGCCACCATCTGGTGCATCCAGACGCCGCCGGCCTCGGCGATACCGTCCTTGTTGCGCGTGGACTGGAAACCCTGCGAGCTTGCCAGCGTCACCGGGTAGCCGGATTCGATTGCGGCAGCAAGCTCGTCCCAGGTGCGGACGGCGACCACGTACTTGCACGGGTGCCGCTTCGCAAGCGTGTCCATGACGCCCTTATCACCTGGTCCACCGCAGCCATACGCGCCCCATTGCTTGGCTCGCTCGCCGCTGTAGGTGGTCAGGTCGTAGCCGTTGACCGTCTCGCGGTAGATCACGCCAAAGTCGCGCAGGAACTTGGCGGCGCCGTAGCCCGTAGCACCATCGCTGAATCCGCCGTACGGCTGGGCACCGTCTCCAGGCTTGCCACGCGCCTCGACTCGAGCTCCGCCGTAGATGGCCTCCGTAGCCGGCATCAGTGGTGGCTCCGGCAGTTTGCCGATAGCCCAGGCGACGGCGTCCTGGCAATACACGGCGTGCATCGCACCCCACGAGACGCAGTCGCCTATCGCCTGCCGGCCGACGACGAACGGTTTGCCGTAGCGGGCCTGGTGGGCGCGGTCCATGTAGCGGTAGAGAAACGTATCGACGCCACGGGCCTTGTCCATCGCGTCGGCGCCGGCCTGACTGAAAAACTTCTCGTTGCCGAGCGTCGCCAAGAACGCTTTCGTCCCGGCCGGGTCTGGCGTGTAGCCGTACCGCTCGACGGCATCGACCGCCCGATTAGTGATGCGCTCCGCCAGGGCGCCGAGCACGGACGCCACGATGACAAATGCGACGGCAGACCATGACCAGCGTTGAACGCGGCTCACTTGATGGCCTCCTCGCACGCATGGGCCAGGTCGCGATACGCCTGCACCCATGCCTTGCGGCTTTCAGGCGTCACCGGGCCGCCGCTGGTGCCGACGGCCTGGTCAAGGAAGCCATGCACAGCGTCGCGCACTGCAGGCTGTCTGGCGCCCAGACTCTCGCCACGCATCCGCGCCTCGCGAGCCGCGATCCGCAAGTCGTCAAACGCCACGCCCGTCCGCAGCCTTGGCCCATCCTTGCGCTGACCGTCCTGCTCAAGGCAGTCGGCGAGCTCGCCGAGGAGCGCGGCGAACATCGCAGCATCGGTTGCCGCCGACGGGCCGACGAACTTGCCACGCAGAGAAAAGGCGTCGGGGGGCACAGGCGCAGGGGCGGGGGCCGGAGATTGACCACGCCCCGCGTAACTGACTACCGCAGCCAGGAGTAGGCCGGCAGCGGCGACATGCTTCGGGGCGACGCCAGCGAAGGGCTTGGTGGCCAGCCACGCTTTGGCGCGGTCGGTCGCGGCCTGACCAAAGAACAGCCACGCAGCACATGCAAGAAACGCAGCAGTAATCACTTGGACCTCACCATCGGGAGAAGAGATTCAATCACGCCACCGGCGAGCGCCAGCACGAGCGCCCGGATGGCCGGACGGGCGATGATGTAGACCGGCCACGCCACCAGCGGTACGCAGCGGTCGGCCACCGTGTCGAAGAGCGCCGCAGCAGCGACCAGCGCCAGATCCTTTTTCTCGGCGCCGGTCATGGTGGCGATGTCGTCGAGCGTTGCGACTGCCAGCCGCATGAGGGCCGTCAGCAGCTCGCCAAACTCAGACCAATTGAGACCGTCCGACGCGGCAAGCTTGGCCGTCGCGATGTATGCCTTGACCTGCTCGGACAAGTTGTCGAACGCGGCGGCCGCGCTCAGAGGGGCTTCAGAAATCATGACTTAACTCCTGCCAGGTAGAGGTCGCATGTGGCGTTTGCGGCTGCGGTGAACGTCAGCACCTTGCTCGAGGCTGACGTGGCCCACCCCGTGCCGTTGACGGCGTACAACACGCCAGAGGGGCCAATCGTCTCGGAGTCGGCCGACCGGCCTGCCCAGCGGTCAGTCACGCTTCCTCCGAGCGTCACGGCCGCCGTAGCCGACTTGTTGACGACCAGCAGCGCCTTGACGCTGGCGAGAGACAGAGTGCCAGTGCCGCCGAACACGGACAGCGGCAACGCACGCAGGTCGATTGACGTCGTCTGGTTCGCCGTGATCGAGACGACGCCTTTCCAGTAGCCGTTGGCCTGGCCGGCGCCGGTGCCGTTGGTCAGGGTAAACGTCAGCGACGGAGAGACCGTGTCGACGACTTCAATTACGTCCAAGGCATCCACCCAGCGGGGAGTGACGCGCAGGGTCGAAGTCAGCGAAAATGTGGCTGCCATCACGCCCCCGCTGCGGTGGAAGTGCCGAGAATGAAAATCGTGTAGCTAATCGCTGCGGCGTTGGGATTCGTGATCTGCAGGTTGCGATTGGCAGACGTGACGACCCACGAGTCTGAATAGTTGATGGCGTGCCACTCGCTGGCCGGGCCGACGCTCGCGGCGTACACGCCAGTCGGGTTGCCAGGTGCCGAGCCAATCAGCACGCGCCGGCCCGCGACCGTCTCGTTATTCAGCACCCGGACCATGCGGACCTGGTTGAAGACGAACGGCACGGCCACGCCGAACGTCTGTTGCGTCAGGTCCAGGAGGTCGAGCACCTCGGACGTGTTTGCTGGGATCGTCCGCGTGTCAGAGAACACAAGGTCGGCCTTGCCGGCCGTGGCGCCGTCGCCGATCTCGTAGCTCTTGGAGTAGTTCTGCGCCGCAGAGATTGAGCCCACGTCCTGGCCGTTGACGCGGCTAATCTGAAAGATGGTGCGGACCCAGCCGGTCAGCGTGTCGGTGAGCGTCGTAGCCATGCCGCCAGACTAGGGCGGCGGGATGCTGGAACTATGGGCTTATGGCGTCGTCTTCTCGCGGTGCAGCACCAGGGCGATGGCCGCATAGCAGGCGATGTCTTTCAGCGTGTCCTCGACGCCGTCAAACTCGCATTTACCACGCCGGAAAAACGCCTTGAGCCTGTGCATCTTGTCCGAGATGCGAAGGATGCACCCAGCCCACGCCGGCATATTGACGACGTCGGCACTGCTGCGGATGTTCGACAGTGCGTCCTCGTCTACCCCGTAGTCTAATGTTTTGGCCAGGTGTAAAGCACGCAGCTCGTCAAGGATGGCCAGAAACTCGCGAGACCCAGGACGCAGTCCTTCGGGCGGCGACTTGACGATACTGTCTCCAGGCCACCGGATGTCGTCGTCGTGGGCCTGCAGCTCCTGCTCGCCTCGCAGAATCCAGTCGACAGGAATCGACGTCTCCTGCGGCGGCTCGTCGGAGCCGTCCATAGTGGCCGTGTCGAACGTCTTGGTGTGGCACTTGCCGCCGTCGCAGCATCCTGCCTCTAGCCCCTCGTACCACTCGTCGTGCGGCTTGCCGGCAGCGACTGCCTCGCGTCGCACTTCGATGGCCCTGCGGATTTGTGCATTGGCGTCTTCAAGCTGCTGCGTCATGTTTGATAGCTCCGTGAGGATGGCAGTGCGTTCGTGCAAGAGTCTTATGACATCCGCTGCAAGTGAGCCTGCTGTGCCAGTCCATTGCCCCATATAGCGGCGGGCACGCTTCTCAGCGTCGGCTAGGTAGTCGGCGGGCAGGCGGGTCATGTGGCAGGCCCTGCAACGTGCATGGCTGTAAGGCCGCCAGAATAGGCGTACAGGAAGGTTTCCATAGCCTGACGGCTGGCGATCCACCCGTTTACAGCGTGGTAATCGTCGGGCGGGTTTAGCGCGGGGGCCGTCCGCACGATGACTCCCTGCAGAGTCTCAATAGGCCGCTGCCATTCGGCCGCCTGTGAGTGAAAGTGGCCCGTGTGCCACTCGCGATAGCGACAGTTGCTCCACTCCTGCGGAGACTCAAGCGCCATCAATTGCGGAAGCTTCGCCTTGGCCTTGTGGCCGTGTGCAAACCCCAGCAGGTTCCCGCCGTGGCTGAGATACTGCCGCCCCGTAAACGCCAGGTTGACGCTCACTCGCTTGTCGCGCCGGAATCTCTCCAGAAGTATCCGCTGGAAAGTCCACGTAAGCACCTCATCATGGTTTCCGTTGACGATGACCACGTCGGTGGGAGCAGTCTCCGCCGAATGCTCAACGAGTCTGATGAGCGAGTCGCACCCCACCTGAATCATCTTCTGCAGCCGCCCGTCACGCTCGAGCGGCGTTCCACCAGTAGTTGTCCCGGCAGGGGTGTCGTAGTGGAAAAGGTCGCCGAGAAAAGCAATCGTGCGTCTCGTGGGATTGTGGGAGTTTCCCACCGACAGCAGTTCATCGCCAGCTTCGTTGACGAGCTTGGCGGCAATATCAAGATCGTAGTCTCCCCCGCCAGCGGTGCGGTTCCAGCAGTATTTGCCAAAGTGCGTGTCGGCCACGACCAGCACCTGCCACGGGCCAGGCTGTTTCGGTGCCTTGACGGATTTGGTCAAGGGCTTGGCGAGATCCTTTTTGGCGGCCTCAATCATCGCCTCGACGCACTCGCGGACGCTCGGCCCCGCCCGAGGCTTCAGTCGCACGAACACTCGGAATAGCTCTGTGACTTCCGGCCCGTCGTCGCCGGCCGTCAGCCCCTCCCACTTGGTAGCCTCGCTGGCGGCCACCTCAAAGAGAGTCATATCGGCCTCGATGTGCCGCAGCAGATCTTCGACCGTACGGATTGACCGAGAGACGGACCTCGCCTCCTTTGTATCTCCATCGTGCTTAATGGTGACTTGCTCAGCGTCTTTCGCCGGCAGTGTCTCGGCGGCAATTTCTGCTATCAGCTTTCGCTTAGCCATCGTTTGACTCCGTCGTGGCCGATGGTGCTGATACCTCTGTCACGCAGGTGCTTTGATATGACCTTAGCCAGCGTCTCCGCCGGCCCCTTTAATTTGCCCGTGCGGTAAGCCTCGCGGATCTCCTCGACCTCCGCCCGATGCTGCTCTGAAATACGCTTGTCCCATGAGATGCAATGCCGTGGAACAATGCCTGGGTCGCTGCTCACGGCATCAATCAGCCTCTTCGTCTTCCCCATGGCGAAACCCTTCCGCGTCAATCACTCCGGCCAGCGTCGTCGCAAACTCCTCGACGGCGTCCTCGCTCAGGTCTGGCCAGCGTGCGTGTGTCAGCTCGTGGATCAGGGTATCTAAGAGGTCAAGCCCGGAGAGGCTGCTACACAGGCGTATGACCTTCGCCGTGTAGTCGCACTGCCCGGCGTCAGAACGTAGCCTGGTCCGCTCCAGCTTCCACCGCTGGTCGCCGATGTAGACGGTCCGTCGCCGGCGGCGTGCCATGCTGCGAGTTTGCAGGCAGTGTCAAGCGGGCGGCGCCTTGCCCCACTTGCCCGCCGGGCACTCCTGATCCGCCCAACTCAGCTTCGACACGTACCCCGCCACCCTGCTAACCGGGCATCCGCAAAGGTTGCAGGCGTCGTTTTGCAGGTGCTCGCACGTCAGGCAGATGTCGTGCCGGCGGATGATCTCGGCGTCCGAGGCTAGCGGCAGGCCGGCGGCAACGTGGCCTGCGGCTGCGGTGGCGAAGTTTCTGACTTTCTCAAGAAAGCCCGGAGCGGAGCGAGTGGGCATTTCTTCTGTAGGCGGATTTGGGCCACGGCAATTACGAGGCGAGTCTGGCCACTTTGTTTGCAGGTGGCACAGAGAACACACTTTTCCTTCAAAAGAACACAGCATCACGCGGAATCCTGTATCAACCACGAACCAACGTCCGCAATGCTGTCGCTTGGAAATTCGCTGCTGCACGCGTAAGAAACAAGCCGGCCAGTTGTCCCCTTGAAGCATGGAGACGGCCCTGCGCTGGACGTGCTGAAGGCTGGAAATGGAGCGCCGATCTGGCCGACCGACTGCGGCGATGTTCCAACCGCGTATCCA